TCCGTAAATCACGTACTGTAATATTTTCATCTTTTCATAAAAAGGTTAAAATGTCTTTCCCAATGAACAAGGTACTAGACGGCTAACAACGTTAAATAACCACCAGCCGTAGCGGCTCCGGTAGAAAATGTGACATTGGTAACAAGTTCCAAAGTGTCTGTCCCATTACAGGACACATAGACAGGAGGAATAGAAAGAGTCTGCAATGGATAAGCACCAGATGGAAATGTATTTTGAACACTCACTGATCCAGGCAATGGTCCACCAGAATTCTTTTCAATGTTAGCAATGTAGGCCGTTGAATTGCCTGTGGTTGCAACAACAACCTCACCGGAAACAAGATAGTTTCCAACAGGAGGAGTCAGCTGACCAGCAGCATTAACTACATTCAAACCATTCGTCAAAACTGACGCTAACGGTAAAGTGGATGAGTTGCCACTAGCAAGAGCAGTGACTGTCGAGGCTTGACTAAAGCCAGAGACTTGATTGTTGGCAGGAGCACCTGTTAACGCAATTTGTTGCGTAATCAGATCCAATGCATAACAAAAGAAAATATTTCCAAGAGTGGTCGTTCCCGTTGTACCGGAACCCACAACTGAAATATTGACAAGACCAACATCATAAGTTTTGATGTCGGATCCACCAGGTAAATTACCATGGCGGACAAAGTGAGCATCCATCATCCCATGTAACAATGAGGGAGGAATGTCCAATACAATCTTATCACACGGTCGCCCTCTAGCAACCGGCTTCATGTTAATAGCCTGCGAAAAGGATGAAGGAGGTTGGTCCGACGCATCTGGGTCAAATCCGATAATAATCTCCCCCGCAGCATCATTGTTCGTGTTGTATTGGACAACAATAGGTTCATAAATAACCTTAAAGTATCTAAATCTGTACTTCTGCCATTGCTGACACTCAACAGATCCAACAGGAAACAAAGAGCTTTGACCAGGGTTTATCGAATAACTCTTAAAAAGAGCCCAAGCTTGCGATGATAGAGGCTGTGAAATCTGTTCACAAAATTCGGGTAAAACCTTCCGAATACCTCTCGAACCAAAATTACTCATCATCTTCATTTTCGGGGTATTATTGTTGGTGAAATTAGTTCCACCAGCTCCTCCTCCTCGTCTCTTCCTATTTCTACGCTTCTTAGCAGCAGGCGCCTGGGCCTTGTTGGCAAGAATCTGGGCATAGATGGCTTGAGTCGAGGGTACGTTTCTTCTTCGGTTTCGCCTCCGGGCGGCCTTTCGACCAGCATTTTGCTTTTTTGTCGTTGACATTTTGCATAAAGCTTCGAGAAATCTCGAATAAACAGTGCTGTTTCACAGGGGCACCCCAACTTTATACACAAAACATCTGTGGATTATAAGAATAACCACAAATAATAGCTCATAGTTCAGAGAGCAACCCTTCAAGAACTGAAAAAGAAAACAGTTCTTTCAGAGGATTTGCACTTCCTTCAGCTTCCGCACCGGTAAAGAATCCTTGTATCGAACTCTCACTCGGTATCCCACAGGCGTGGAACTCCCGCAGAAGGGGATCATCTAAACCACTTAACACTAGATCAGAGTTAATTAGGCTCTTGTAAGCGTCACGAAAAACACCATGACTGACTGATGGATACGACATAACCATCAGCGTGAATATTTTTGAAACATGTTGACCAAGGGTCAGCTTATTCTTTTCATAAACCATAGACGTCGCAAGACGTTCAACATCGTAGAGGGGATAATAAAATCCATCTCGCTCTAAAAACGATGCTCCAAGAAAGGAAAGTTTATCTAAGGGGTAATCTTCACCTCCAAAGAAGAATTTAAGCTTTAAACCATAATGGGATAAGTGATCTCGTAAAAACTCAAAATCACAAATCAATGAAAAATCTTCATCAACAGCAAAAACATTATCATCACC